GCCCGTGCGTCGAGCTACATGCGCTTCGCCGCTGGCGTTGGTGACTGGCGGAACGTGTTCGGCAACTCCGGCGCATAGTCCCCATGCCCGCTCCGCAGACACGGCCTGAGGGCTATCATGCGGGGCGGGCGCTTGGCGTCTGCCAAAGGTGTGCAAGGACCCGGTTCACGGACGAACTTCGCCTCGAATGGACCGGTTTGAGGGTCTGTACGAAGACCAACGGCCCGAACGGCTGCTGGGATCCGCGCCCACCGCAACTGTCTCCTCCCAACGTTTACCCGGAAGGGTTGCCCGTGCCGAACGCATCCCCGCAGTTGCCGGTCGTGTTCATCGACCCTGAGAACCCGATTACTCCTGAGGATCTGTAGTGGCTACATCTGGCGTCATTTCCGGCACGATGACGGCGCGCCAGCTGTGCGACGCGGCGGCGAAGGATCTAGGCGTCTATAGCGCCGGGGAAACGATCTCTGCCGCTGATGGCGAAGACATGATGGTCCGCCTGACCTGGATGCTGAAAAGCTGGCAGGCCGATGGCGTCAATCTGTGGCGCGAGGCCGAGGCTACCGCGACATTCGCGATCGATGAGAAGACGGTGGTGCTCGATCCTCGTTGCCTGGACGTGCTTGAGGCTAGGTTGGTTCAGGCGAATACCTTTCTTCGCCCCCTACAGCGTTGGGAGCTTGGCGAATATCGCCAGCTACCGAACCCGGACCAGTCGGGGATGCCTTCTGCGTTTTATCTCCAGAAGGGCGCGAGCCAGATCAGCATGACGCTGTGGCCAGTTCCCTTCGTGGAGACCGAGATCCGCTACTCTTATTCGCGCGTGATCGACGACGTGACCGACCTCAATGAGACCGTCGATATCCCGCAAGAGTGGATGGAGACGGTCTGGACCAATCTTGCCGCTCGCTGCGTCACGATGTTCGGCGTCACGCGGCTTGATCCGGCTGCCGTGCAGATGGTCGTTCAGCGCGCAGCAAACCTTGAGCAAAAGCTGCTGGACTTCGATCGCCCCGCGTCGGTGTTCATGGGGCCTTCCTACGGGAGATACGACTATGGGTGACAACTTTCGTGGCGGCGATCGCATCGCCGGAACCTCGGTAGCCGCTGAATCGGGAGGTGTTGCTTGGGTGCAGCATTTCCTGTCAGTCGGAAGTGACGGTGAGCCAGTCGATTCCGCGGCAATGGTGACAGCAATCGGATCGCCCGACGATGCGGCTTGGAGTGGGACGGGGTCCGGTACGGTTATCGCCATTCTGAAGGCGATTGCCACGAACACGGCTCCCGTGGTGCCGTGATCGTCCCCTATGGCATCCAGACCTACAAACGGGCGGATCTGCCAAAGGTTCGGCTGTCCAATCTCTATGTCGAGGCAACGCCAGCCTCGCGGGCGCAGACCGCCCTCCTGTCGCGTCCCTCGCTGCAGATTGAGTACGATATCGGCGCCGGCCCGATCCGAGGCATGTATGGGCAACCCGGTGCGCTCGGCGGGGCGCTTTTCGCGGTTTCCGGGGATACCCTCTACAAGGCTGTGGACGATCTCGGGACGATACCCGGCACCGCTCGCGTAAGCATCGCTGCTTCGAGCTCGCAAATGCTGATCGCGAACGACACGGCGCTCTATGTCAGCGACGGCGTAACGGTCGATACAGTGGCATTTCCCGATGATGCCGGCGTGACCTCGGTTGCGTACATCAACGGATACTTTCTCGCCGCGCGGGCAGATAGCCAGCGGTTCTACTGGTCTGGCATCCTCGATGCGGAAAGCTGGGATGCGCTCGACTATGCCTCGGCTGAACGCGCGCCGGATAGTCTCGTCGCGATCTGGATCGTCAGCGACCAAATCTGGCTGTTTGGCGAGATCACGACTGAGGTTTGGGTAACGACCGGCGATGGCGAAGTCCCGTTTCAGCGCATTGATGGGCGGCTGTACGACCAAGGCTGCATCTCGCGTGATACGATCGCGAAGCTTGACAACTCGATTTATTGGGTTGGGCATGATTTCAAGGTCTATCGAGGGGATACGATCCCGATGCGCGTGTCTGATCACGGGATCGAGGAAGCGATTCAGTCGTCAGATCCCGCCGATCTTACCGCATGGGCGTTTCCTTGGCAGGGCAATCTGTTCTACGTGCTTTCGACCAGCTCGGGGACGTTCGCCTATAACGCGGCCAGTCAGCAGTGGAGCGAGTTTGGCTCGTACCAGCGCAATAACTGGCGCGCGCATGTCGGCGTGTTTCTCAACGATACGGTATATGCCGGCGACGATCAAACGGGCCGGATTTGGAAGCTGAACGGGGACATCCTGCTTGACGGGACCGACCCAATCGAGCGCCGGTGGACCGCGCTGTTCCCGACCGCATTGTTTCTCGACAATCTCTCGCTTGACGTGCCGGTCGGCGAAGCGCCGGTTCTGGATTTCGACCCTATCACCGAGGTTCGCATCTCGCGCGATGGCGGCAATACCTATGGGGAATGGCAGCAAGCGGCGGTGGGCGAGCAAGGTCAGTATCGCAAGCGCCCTGCATGGCGCCGGCTAGGCATGATCGATGGGGAGGGGGGATTGCTCGACTTCCGCATGACCGATCCTACCTATTGGCGCGTGTCGTCGATCCGCTTTAATGAAGCGATGGGCGGACGGAGCCGCGTCTGATGGCGCTCAAGCTGCCCAGGCTAAGCCCCGGTCTCAAGATCATCAATCGCGACGGTACGCCGTCTGCGCTGTTCATCCAGTGGTGGCAGCAAAATGCCGATAATATCGAGCGGTCGGTCAATGGCATCGTTCTCGCGCTGGAGGCCGCAGGTATCGCGCTGGACGCTGCCGACGTAGCGTTGGCCGCGGCTGCTGCTGCGCAGGATGCGGCGGACGGCACTACCGCTGAATCGTCGCTGGTAAATAGCTATATCGCCAACTTCACCGCTCCGCTGATCACCGCCGATAATTTGGGCAATGTCACGATTGCCAATCATGACCGCGTCTATGGCGATCCCGTGATGAACCCCACCGTCTCAGTGGTCGGCGGCGTAATCGCAACCGGCGTTGTTTCCGGAGGGGTTGTTCGGGTGTTCTATGATGACCCGACGCGCACAGGCGGGGCCGTCGCCTACCAGTTCACTGTCGATCCGGCCTCCCCGCCAGTCCAGACTGGTGATCGACATTCGGTCGGCGCGGCCACGATTCCCGTGGCTGGTACCGAGGATGGGAATTACGTCAGGCCCCCCGGCTTTGTTGAGGCGCCGGTCTAGCGCGCGACGCACTCGTAAGAGGCAGTGTCGGAGATTACATCGAAGCGGGTAATGCGAGCGTCCCGGCCATGCTTTGCACATTCGGCATTCGCGATCTGAGCGGCTTTTGATTTCTCGCCCATCACCCCTGTCATCGAAATCATCCCGCCAGCAGGACCGTTCTGCACCAGCTTGGGCGCGCACGCCGCCACCAGTACCGCGATCATCAAAATCCCCTTGCGCATGTCACCCTCCGAATCAGCGCGAGGGTTCTTGCATTTGCCTAAAAAGTAGGCAATAGCTGCAGTCAGACATTTTCGCCGCAGCGGCGATCTCGAAAACATCGAGGCCCGCTTGCTGACACCTTCTAAAATTTGCACTCTGTGCGGCGCCGAAAAAGGCGCGAACGCTTTCGCTCGTTGGGGCGGACGCATCCACGCGTCCTGCAACGAATGCTCGCCACAGACGAAAACCTGGCGCGATTATTCGCAGCGGCCCTACAACTCAAGGGATGCAAAGAGGGCCGCACTTGCTCTTCGGCGGGCAAAGGACCCTATGCTCGCGTGGGCGAGGACAGCGTATTCGAACGCGAAAGCCCGATCTGCTTCGTCTGGCGTTCCATTCGACATAACGGTTGAAGATGTTCTAGCTGAATGCGTGGGCGTCTGCCCTGCGCTAGGCATCGACCTGCACTACCCGATCGAGTGCGCCGACAAGAGGCAGGGTAGAAACGCTCATAGCCCTAGCTTGGACCGGATAGTCCCAGTCCTCGGTTACGTCCCGGGCAATATCGCTGTTATCAGCGCGCGCGCGAACTCGATCAAGAACGACGGAAGCTATGAGGAGGTGCTTGCCGTCGTAGAGTGGATGGGGCGGGTCCGATGAGGAACTTCCTCAAAATTGCTGATGGAATCGACGTCGTTCCGATCATGGCCGCGCTATCTGCGCGCGCCGATCTGTGGAACGAGAACGATCTTCGCACCACCTATCCCGGTAGCCCCCACGCACAGGTCGATGACATCTGGCTGATGTTCAACGAGTGCGATGGCGACGTCGTCAATGACATTCAGACTCACCCGCATCGCGGCTGGTACGAGCTTCCGGTTCAGGATCTCCTCCTCAATCTTATGCGGCGCGTCAACGGCGTGCAGCTCGGGCGAGCGATCATCACTCGGCTCGCCCCCGGTGCATCAATTGCGCCCCATCAGGACCAAGGCGCACCGGCGACCTTCTACCAGCGCTATCACATCGCTTTGCAGTCGCTCCCTGGCTGCGTCACTCGTTCTGGAGAGGAGGTGATCACGTTCGCTGCGGGCGAGGCGTATTGGTTCAACAACCGCGTCGAGCATGAGGTTGTGAACAATTCCGCCGACGACCGGATCGTCATCGTCGTGGACATCCGTGTATGTTGACCGCCCAGCCAGAGCCGTTCCCTCCGTTCCTCGAAGAGGTGAAGCCGATCCTGCCCCTGCATTGGGAGGAGCTGGCGCTCGACAAGGATGAGGTTCCACTAGACCCGCAGTACGATTTGTATCTGCAGCGCGACGCCGCAGGGCAAGTGATGACGGTTGCGTTGCGCGATGCCGGCGTACTGGTCGGGTATTTCGTCGGCTTCGTAGCGCCGGGCCTGCACTACAAGACGTGCCTCACGCTGACGATGGACATCTTCTATGTCCACCCCGACCACCGCGGCCAGGCTGGCGGCGTCATGCTGTTCAAGGCGGTAGAGGCCGAGGCTCGTCGTCGGGGCGTGCAGCGCATGTTCGTCGGCTCCAAGTGCCACAAGGACGCATCGTTTCTGTTTCAGTTTCTCGGGTACCGGGAAGTTGAGCGGTATTACGAGATGTGGCTCGGCGAGAGGGCTTCCTGATGGTCGCCGTAGCAATAGTCGGTTCGGCTGTCGTCGGCGGCGTCGCGGCAAGCTCTGCCTCAAGTAAGGCGAGCAAAGCGGCGACCTCTGCGGCCGACAAGAACAACGCTCTGCAGCAGCAAATCTACGGGCAGAACAAGGCCGCGCTCACGCCATTTATGAATGCCGGTGGTCCTGCCACGTCAGCGATACAGGCGCTGCTTGGGCTTGGGGGAGACAAAGCGGCAGCCGAAGGGGCGTTTAACACCTTCCGCAACGCGACCGGCTATCAGGACCAGTTCAATGAGGGCCAGCGCTCGGTAACTGGCGCACTCGGCAACCGTGGGTTGCTCGATAGCGGCGCCGCCCAGAAGGCGCTCACCCGGTATGGGCACGCGCAATCGAACCAGTCGCTCGGTCAGTATATGGGCCATCTGGCCGGCCAGCAGCAAATCGGTCTAGGTGCCGCTTCGGCCCTTGCCGGCGTTGGTCAGAATTTCGCGAACAGCGTTTCGATCAACAACAACCAAGCCGCGAACGCTGTCGGCAACGCGGCCCTATCGAACGCGAACAGCATCAACGGCATCCTGCAATCTGGGCTCACTGCCTACGGCTACTCACAGGGCATGGGCAGCTCCTACGGAGCAAAATCAGGACAGGCGCCACCCTATAATCCCGGCGGTTTCAACGATCCATCGAGGAATTGGTGATGCCGGATTTTAGTATTCTCGAGACCCCTAATTTCGCACAGGCCGCATTGGGCGGCTACGAGGCCGGGCGCCAGATCCGCCGCCAACAGGCGCAGGATGCTGCTCAAGATCGCAAGGATCGACGCGAAGAGCAGGCGGCGGCGCTGGTTGCGAAGGCCTTCGGAGGCGGTGCGACGAAGCCTGCGCTCGGCGGAGGCTTTGTCGATACGAACCCGGATCGCACGATGGGCGAGGCCGTGAATGAGATCGGTGGGGACGCTCACCGGATTTTCCCTGTCGCTCAAGGCAGCGATGTTGACCGCTTCATGCCGGGCCAAGCTCTGGGCAGCCTCGCAGCTGATGAACAGCAGCAGGGGGCTTACGGACCCGCAGGGGGCAACATCAATCTGAATAACCGCCCTTCAGTGCCGAACGCAGATGGCTCGATATCAACCGTGCGCAGCATTTCCATCGGAACAGATGAAGGTGAGGTGCTCATACCAACAGTTTCAGATGATGGGCGGCTGCTTTCTGACGAGCAGGCTGTTGCTGAATACCGTCGGACTGGGCGAAAGTTAGGAGTCTTCCGCACACCAGAGGAGGCGACAGCCTATGCTGAGAAGCTCCACGCGGAGCAAGCCGAGCAGTATGCGGTCGCAATACCTAAAACGGTTCGCCGCGCCGACGGGCTCAACATCAACATGGACGCCATTCGCGATCTCGCGATGATTCCTGGCCAAAGCGACATGGCGATGAAGCTCTACGAGTTCGCGCAGAAGGGCGAAAAGGCACAGATCGAGCAGGCCCAGAAGCATCTAGAGCAGAAGGCCGGCATTGCCGATTATCTGTTGAAGGTGCCAGCGGGCCCTGAACGTACCGCCGCCTTCCAAGCCATGCGCGGCGACCTGTTGCAGCTTGGCTATACGGACGCTGAGTTGGCGCAGGCCGATCTCAGCGACAACATCCTCAACCGTGACCGCATCATGGGGATGTCGTTCTCCGAACGCCTCAGTGAACAGAATACTGCGGCCGACAATGCACGCGCGGACACCGCGGCCGAGCGCGCCGAGCGCCAGTTCCAGCTTTCTGAGCGCCGCGCGACCGCCGCCGAAGGCCGTGCCCAGCGGGCAGAGGGGCGAGCGGCTGTTCGCTTCAAGGAGCGGGACAAGGATCGTGCGGCTATCGCCGCTTCCCGTCTTGGCGTGCGCACCGATCTCAGCGACCTGGATTACTGACGATGGCGAAGAAGCCCACAGCCGTCGCCAATCCCCGCATTGCCAAGCTGATCGAGTTGGAGACGACTGGTCGGATCAAGCCGGAGCACCAGCAGGAACTTGAGGTTTACCGCGCGCAAGGCGTCGCACCTGCGAACAATAAGCCCCAGACCCGTGAAGGGGAGGACAAGGCCAGCGCGTTCATTCGCAGAGCTTTGGGTGCGAACGTCTCGTATGAGAAGACCGGCGTCGGGCCACGCTCGCTGGTTGGCCAGACGCTTGCGAACACGGCACCCGACCTTTTGAATGCGCTTCCTGCAACCGTGGGAAATAGCCCCCAGCGGCAGGTCGCCGACAGCGCGCAAGACGAGTTCATCGCTGCTTCGCTTCGGCAGGATTCCGGAGCCGCCATTCCCGAAGAGGAATTGGAACGCCAGCGCCGTATCTATTTCCCGATGCCCAACGAAGGGCCGGAGGCGGTGGCGCAGAAGCGGGCCGCTCGGCTTCGCGCTATCGCTGGGCTTGAGGCCTCCGCTGGGCGTGCCTTGACGCCGGAAACCAAAGCAATTTTGGATGGGTTCCGACCGGACATCGACAAGGCACTCAGGGGCGAGGCGCTTGATGATGCTGCGCCGATCGCGAAGGAAGCCAACACCCTCACAATCAGCAACCTTACTGATTTTGCGTCTGGTCTCAGCGGCGGCAAGTACGAGGTCACCGAAACCGGGCTATCGTACAATGGCGAGCCGATAAACGCGTCGCCCGATATCCTGAACAGCGACGAATACGCGGCGGCCTACCGTGCGAAGTTCGGCACCGAGCCCGCGCTTTCGGTCAACATCACCGAGGAAGCGCCAGCGGCGATAGACCTTCGCCGTGACACTACGATGGGTGCCGTAGATGCCGCGGTGCGCGGTGCTGCTGACACGATCACTTTAGGGGCCGCTGATGAACTAGCGGCTGCTGGCAGGACGATCTTCAGCGACGGCACTATGCGCGATAACCTTCGTGCTGAGCGAGCTATCGACAGTTCGGACGAACGTGTGAACCCACTTGCGCGCTTCGCCGGCCAAGCTGGCGGCGCACTGCTGCCTTGGGGGCGCGTGCTAGGGCGTGGAGGGCCTGCCGTCCCCCGGAGTGCGCTGCGCTCGGGCGGTGAGGGTGCCGCGCTTGGCGGAACCTATGCGTTCAATTCGGGCGAGGGCGGATTTACCGATCGTCTAGCGCAGGTTCCGACCGGCGCAGCGCTTGGTGGTGCGTTGGGAGCGGGTTTCGGCGCGCTCAGCAACCGGCTGCGCAATCGCCCGAACGGTGCGCCGCCGCCACGCGGAACGGATGAAAGTGTCGAGATCGCCAAGGCTGCGGCTGAGGAGAATATCCCGGTCAGCCGTCCGGTGGTCGATCCACGCCGCCGCGATGCGATGGCGTATCTGGAAAGCTCGATCGGTGGCGGTGGCCCTGTTCGCCAGGCACTCAAGGGAACCGCCGACGCACTTGAAGCTCGCGCGGGAGGCTTGGGCAACGGCGGCATGGCTCAAGAGGGCGGTGTCATCGGGCAGCGCATCCAGGATGCCGGCGAGCGCTATATCGAGAAGTCCCGTGGCGTCGGCGGTCGGATGTACGATCGCGCCGACCAGATGGCAGGCGGCACCCCCGTTACTGGCCGGGACGCTGTCCAGGTTCTCGATAAGCAAATCGCCGAACTTCAGGGCAACGCAAACACGAACTCGCCGCTGATCAAGTACCTTCAGGAGATCCGCGGCGACTTTGTCGATGAAGGCGGGAACCTCAAGGCCAAGACGATTGGCGACATTCGGGATCTTCGCACCCAACTGCGCGGCAACATCAACAATCGTAACCTGACAGCAACCGATGCTGAGCGCCGTGTTGGCATGGTGCTGGACGCGGCAAAAACCGACATCCAGCGCGATCTGGGCAAGACGGCTCCGGCTGCGGTTCGTCAGTACGACCGTGCCGACAAGTTCTGGCGCGAGCGCAAGGCGGAGATCGATCAGGTCGTTCGCCGCGTCATCGGGAACAAGAACGACAAGCTCGGCGGCGAGGCCGTCTGGAGCCGCATCAAGACGATGGCAAGCGAGGGCGGTGATAGTCAACGCCTCGATCGACTGTGGCAGAAACTGGAGCCGGAAGAGCAGGCCGACGCTGCGGCAACGATCGCGGCGAGGCTCGGGCGCAGGTCACCTGAAGAAGATTTCTCTCCAGCACTATTCGTCAGCAGTGTTCGCGCACTGTCTCCGGCTGCACGCCGCACGATCTTTGGGCCGGAAGGTGCAAAATCGATCACGAACCTGCGCGCCGTTGCCGAGGCGTATCGTGATACCGCTGCACGACTGAACAACTCGCGTTCTGGCGTGGTCATGAATTGGGGCAGCGAGATCAGGAATCTGGTTACCCGTGGCGGCATCGGTGGCGCTGTGGGCGCGACAGTCGGCGGCGTGCCAGGTGCTGTCGTCGGCACGGCGTTGGGCACTGCCGGTGGGGCCGGCCTTCGCCATCTCTCCGCCCGCGCACTCATGTCCCCAGACATGTCGAAATGGCTCAGGCAAGCTCCCCGCATGACGACGCCGCAGAAGATCGAGCGGCATGTTGCGCGGCTTCGCACGGTGGCTACCCGTGACCCAGCCATCGCTCAGGATGCGCTCGGGCTGCAGCGGTACCTGCAGCAAGCCCTTTCTTCAACACCCACACGAGCGGCCGCTGACGAGGAACGCCAGTGATGGGAACCACCAATACATGGCGATCAGGCAGAGCCAGAATCGAAAGGTTCGAGGATCGCGAAAGGTACGGCGCATTCAACACGAACGGTAACAGCTATGGCATCTAAGGTCTATTACTCCCCGTTCATTCCAACGTTCAGCGCGAACGGCCTCCCGGTCGCGGGGGCCAGACTATATTTCTACTACACCGGCACGACGACGAAGGCCCCGATCTACGCTGACGCCGGAATGACGACGCCCTTGGCGAATCCGGTAATCGCGGATGCCACTGGTCGATATGCCAACATCTACATCAACGAATCCGTGACCTATCGGGTGCGTGTCACGAACGCCGCCGGCACGCAGCTAGGCAATGACATCGATCCTTATGTCCCGGGGACGGCACTGAAAGGCGACAAAGGCGACCAGGGCGACCCCGGGTCGATCGAAAACGCGCACGCAGACGAAATAATCTACGGCGATGCGTTTGTTGACAGCGCACTCCGCCCGACCATGCTGACGTTCGGTTCGCCTACCGGTGCCAGCAATGTGGTGACAGCTTTTAACGCGGCAAAGGCAGGGGGTGATGTCGTCCGCTTCACCG